GTTAAGCACCTTATCACAGCCGCATCGTAAGTCGGTTTATGGGTGGGCCGGGAAACTGGCCCACTTACTAAGCCGAAAGGAGGCCCAAATGCCTAAAGTGAAACTGCTAACTTCGATGGCTGGAATTGATTTCTCGCACAATGAAGGCGACATCATTGACTGCAATGACGCAGAGGCCAAGCGTTATATTGAGGCGAACATTGCGGAGCCTGTTGTCGCTCCAAAGGTTGAGCGCGCGGTCAAGAAGCGCAAAGTTGAGACTGCTGTCAAGGAAGACTAAATCATGGTCAAGCCACTCGCCTGTCACCACGCGCTAGAGATCGTGGACCCGCCTGCACGGCTTCCCATTTCACTTGCGGAAGTCAAGGAGCAGTTGCGGGTTGAGCATGGTGATGATGACGTTATCATTTCTCGCCTAATCAATGTCGCTGTTGCTTACACTGATGTGCGCGGCGCTTTGGGGCAGGCGATGATAACTCAAAAATGGGCGCAGTGGCTGTCATCCAATCCCGCTCAGAGCGTGCCTTTGACCCTTGGACCTGTTCAGGCGGTGACCGCGGTTAAGTATTACGATCAAGACGGCGTTTTGCAGACCGATGACATCAACAATTATGAAGTTTTCGGAACTGAGTTTGCGAGCAAGGTTGGGCCAAAAGAGGGCTTTTCTTGGCCTGTCGCGCAGGACCGTCAAGATGCAATTAAAATTGAGTATGAAATTGGGTACGGGGACGCATCTTCTGATGTACCTGATACGATCCGGCACGCGATGATGATGCTGATCGGCCACTGGTATGACAACCGCGAGCAGACCGGCATGGACGAACTATCCAATGTACCATTTGGATATGAGAACCTGCTGAACATGCACCGGAACTGCTGGTATGGTTAAGGCTGGCCTAATGCGTGACCGTGTTGTCTTCCAGCGCCTCTCTGAGGGCGCTGCTGACGATTATGGTAACGTGTATAGTGGCTGGTCCGACTTGGCTACCAGATCGGCTGATTTGCGCGAGCAGAAAGGCCGTGAGCGCATTACGGGCGGCGCTTTGCAGGACAAGGCGCTTGCAACGCTGCGTGTGCGTTCAGATAGCGTTACATCGGCTGTGACGGCTGCTGACCGTGTTATTGCACGGGGCATCACTTGGGCAATCAAGGATGTGATGCAGGTTGACGCTAAGGACACTCTGATGGAGTTCGTCTTGGAAAAGGGCGTCGCATCGTGAAGGTTACAGGCCATAAAAAGTTGATGCGGCAAATGAAAGACCTGCCGAAAGAAGCGCATGAGGCGTTGGAAAAGTCTATTCGGCGCACAGTCAATTCTGGCGTTCGCAAAGCGCGCTCTATTGTGCCAGTGCTGGAAGGTGATCTGAAGGACGGCATCAACGGTAATGTTGAGGTGCGTGACGGCGAAATATTTGGCTTCATCAACTTTTATGAAGGCGAGTTTGAGGATGGGTTGGCTGCAAATGCGATCAACTATGGCTGGGGCAATATGGAATATGGCTATCAGTTCCGTCGGGAAGTGAAGGCGATGATTGCTGATCGGCACAAGCGCACTGTTCAGCGCAACCTTAACAAAGCGATCAAGGATGCGATGAATGGCTGACGGTTACGCATTGGCGACACAAAAGGGTCTGCTGGCGGCATTAAAGTCGGCAAGTAGCGTGACCGATTTGGTTTCGACGCGCATTTATGATGAGCCTCCGCAGGATGTTGTCTATCCCTACTTGCGTTTCAACACGATCCAGCCCAGCGCATTTGACACTGACACCGCGCAGGGTTCGCTGGTTGATATTAGCTTGGAGGCTCATTCTCGCAGCGCCTCTGGCCGGGTTGAGGCAACGCGGATTGTTGAGGCTGTGAAAGACGCTCTGCATCGTCAGGAGAGCGCAGTAACAGTGACTGGCTATACGCTGGTCGAATTGATTTTTGACACGATTTCTGTCACAAGAGATGGTGATGGCCGTGGTTACACAGCCGTCATTGCACTTCAAGCAATGCTTGATACCGCCTGAACTTCCGCGCTCTGGGCAAGCGCTCTTAAAGGAGGCCGATGATGGCTAAACAACTTGGACGCGCCCTGCTGGTCAAAATCGGCGACGGCGAGGCATCTGAAACTTTTGCAAACCTGTGTGGATTGAACAGCAAGTCGCTCACAATCAACAACTCTTCGATTGACGTTACGACGCCAGATTGCACGGCACCAGAAGGTGCGCTGTGGACTGAAACGCTCGCTGGCCTGAAGAACGTCGCTGTTTCCGGTGACGGCTTCTTTGAGGACAGCACGGCAGAGGCTCGTATGAACACTGTCGCCATGTCTGCTGATAACGCGGTCAATATGCAGATCGTCGTGCCTGACTTTGGCACATATGCTGGCGGGTTCCGCATCACATCGCTTGAGTTCGGTGGCGAGACGGAAGGCGGCGTGACTTACTCGCTGTCTCTTGAAAGCAACGGTGTAGTCACCTTTACGGCGGCATAAATGAGCATCACGGCTGAAGCGCCGCGCGGGGGTGTTGTCGAGTATATCGGCGACACCTCCTATACGTTCCGGCTCCGCAATCGTGAGATTGAGCGGTTTGAGGACAAGCATCGTGGCATCTTTGAACTTTGGGACGGGTTCTTTGGCCGTGGCACCAAGCCTTCCAGTGTTGAGGTCCGTGATTTGCTGGCATTAGCGTTGGTTGGTGGTGGTATGAAGGATCATGAGGCAGATGAAGTTATTGCCAAGTGTTCTCCCGCTGACTTGATGCGGCTTTTCCAGATCGGGCAAGCAGCCTTGGGTGTTGCTTTCATGCCTGATGCAGTTGAAGAGTCGGATGTAAAAAAAAAGACGGCGGACCAAACCCTAGAAGGCTGAACGTCAGAGGCATGATAAAGAACGGGATTGTTGCAGGGTTAAAACCTGAAGAAATCCGTGATATGGTGCCAAAAGACACATGGCTTGTTTTTGAGGGGTGGTCTGATGCACACTCGCCAAAGAAAGCTGGTTCTGATGCCATGACGGCTCAGCAATATCGTGAACTTGTGGAGCGGGTAGATGGCAATTAGCGCAGAACAACTCAACATCATCCTGAACGCTCGTGACAAAGAGTTCACGAAAGCAATGGAGCGAAACCAAAAGCGTGTTGAGCGTTTCGCTAAGCAGTCGAACAAGAGCCTGAAAGGGACATCGGCTAAATTTGACATGCTCGCTACAGCGGCTCGCCGTTTTCTACCTGCGCTTGGTGCAGGTATGATAATCGCGCAGGTTAAGCAGATCACAACTGAAATGGATGAGATCGGCAAAAAGGCAGACCAGATCGGGATTTCGACTGACGCTTTGCAAGAGTTGCGTTTCGTTGCTGAGGGCGCAGGTGTTTCCCAGCAAAAGTTTACATCAAGCCTTGAGCGTTTTTCCAAGCGTCTTGGCGAGGCCGAGATGGGCACTGGCGCAGCAAAAAAAGCTCTTGAGGAAATGGGGCTTCAGGCTGACGAACTAACGTCAATACCTATTGACGATGCGCTAAAGGTCGTTGCGGATGAAATGGCTCAAATTGGAAGCCCCACAGAGCGAGCGGCTAAAGCTGCCGCTTTGTTTGGGCGTGAAGGCGTTGCGATGGTGAACATGTTGCGCAGCGGTTCATCTGCTCTTGGCGAAATGCAGGCTGCGGCTAATTCCGCCGGTGCTGTTATAGATGAAGAGTTAATTCGCAGCGCAGAAGAAGCACAAACGCGATTGGACGCGGCTTCTGCTATTATTAGGGCGCAACTTTCTGTTGCGCTTTCAGAGTTGGCCCCAATTCTTGTGGGTGCAGCCGAGGGCTTCGCTGCAATCGTAAAGAACACCGTTGCTGCTATTCAGGCTGTTGATCGCTTCCTAGACCCGCAAAGTGATCTTGAAACTGCAACCTCAAACCTTGTTCTCGCTCTTGGCGATGAAATTCTTCAGTCTCAGAAGTTAGAGATTACCTTAGGCCGTTCTACTGCGATGTCTGTTGATGCAGCTTCTAAAAAGCTAGAAGAAGCTAAGTCTAGGCATGAAAACGTAAAGGCTATCATTGCAGAAAACCGCGCGAATGCCTTAGGCAGCGATGAGTATTCATCCTTAATGGAAAGAATAAACACCGCAAGAGACGCGATGCGTGCGCTGGGGCAGCGAACGCTACTGAACGCAGCCAGCTATGATGAAACGCAGCAATCTTTAGTAGATATGCTCAACAAGCAGGCTGATATGCTCGCCGCTGATAGCGAAATGTCCGAGCAGTTGATTAGAACAAAGGAAAATATAAAAGCCTTGGAGGAGGCGCTGTCTAACGCAAGCAACGGTATGGTTTCTTTTGGTGACAGCCTTGTTGAGCCAGTAGTTTTATCAGATCGCCTGAGTAACGGGGCGGCTCGTGCCGCGACCGACATCTCTGGCTTGCTGGAAGCTATAGCAACTGTGCCTTCTGCTTTTGACGCTCTTGGCGCGAGTGCGGAAGATTTTGATAACATCATGGGAACTGTAGAAGGCAGCATGGAAAGCACCTTCATGTCTATGATTGATGGCACTGAGTCCGCTAAGGATGCTTTCAAGTCTATGGCGGCTCAGATTATCAAGGAACTGTATCGCGTACTTGTTGTTCAGCGCTTAGTCAGCGCAATCACAGGCGCATTTGGCGGGGGTGCCGGGGGTGCCGGGGGTGCTCCAACAACCAGCCTGCGTCCACCGATTAGGCCTGCTGCTTCTGGCCGTCCTGTGACGGCTGGCGAACCTTATGTGACGGGTGAGCATGGCAGGGAATTGTTTGTGCCTAAAGTAAACGGGCGCGTTCTGAGTGCAGCCCAGACGAACAACATGGCTAACGGTGGCGGCGATGGCGTGACTGTCATCCAGAACAACACGTTCCAAAGCGGCGTCACGCGATCTGAGGTCAGCGCGCTTCTGCCTAGAATGGTTGAAGCGTCAAAGGCTGCGGTGCTTGATGCCAAGCGTCAGGGCGGCTCATACGGAAAGGCGTTTTCATAATGGCTATATCTTATCCTCGGAGTTTCCTGACCCATACAGGTGTTGCTCAGATTGATCTTCGCGCGAAAAACGCTGTTGCCTACTCTCGCAGCCCGTTTACGTTTGCTGGTCAGTCTCACGCCTACTCAGGTCAATCATGGGAAGCAGATGTGTCCCTGCCGCCAATGAAGCGGGCTGACGCGGAGCAGTGGGTTGCTTGGCTTGTTTCCCTCCGGGGGCAGTTTGGTACATTTTTGCTGGGTGATCCGATTGCTTGCACGCCACGCGGACTGGCTTCAACATTCCCCGGAACGCCTGTTATCACCAGTCAGACTGGGGGTACGATTGCGGTCACGGGGGCATCGAACAATAAATCTAATTGGCTCCTTGCGGGGGACTACATACAGATCGGCAGTGGCGCAGATGCTACGCTGCACAAGGTTTTGGAGAACGCCAGCACGAATGCAAGTGGGCAGACTTCGCTTGAGGTTTGGCCCCATGTTCGCGGCACCCGTACTGAATCAATCACCTTGAGCAACGCTGTTGGCAAGTTTAGGCTGATGACTAACGAGACCAACTGGAGCATCAACAACGCTTCTATCTACGGCATCAGCTTCAGCGCGATGGAGGCAATATGACCCGTAGCACACCAGCATCGCTTCTGACGGCCCTGAGCCAGCCAGAGGTTGAGCCGTTCTACGCTGTTGAGATGAACTTCGACACATCGCCTGTTCGGTTTTGGACGGGCTACGGCGAACGCACTATTCGCTCTGACACCTACATTGGCACAGGGAACTTGCTGAGTATCAGCGGGCTTGAAGAGGTCAATGACATCTCAGCCAAGCGGATCACGCTGCAACTAAGCGGTATTGATGCGACTTTGGTTTCGCTGGCATTGCAGGAGCCTTATCAGCGGCGTGAGTGCAAGGTTTACTTTGGCACGACTGATAGCACGACGATTGAGGTGTTCAGCGGCCTGATGGACGTTATGACGATTGAGGATGGCGGTGACACGAGCACCATTTCCTTAACCGTTGAGAGCAAGCTGGTCCGCTTGGAGAAAGCATCCAATCGCCGCTACACTGAAGCGAACCACCAGTCTAGGCATCCAAATGACACGTTCTTTTCGTATGTGTCTGGGTTGCAGGATCGTGATGTGATCTGGGGCCGAAACACAACAGGCGACTCGCCGTCGAACAACCAAGCGCCGCCGCAGCCTAACCCTGATCGATAATGCAGATTAGAGAAAGCCTGAACGCCTACCTGAAGGCGAACAAGGCCAAGCCTTTTGCTTGGGGCAATCATGACTGCCTGACCTTCACGAATTGTGCCTACAGGGCGATGTACGGTGAGGGTTGGGCTGATGATTGGCTTGGCCGTTATATAGACGGCACCCGGCTGCTTAAAGTCAGCGAGTTGCAGGCGGAGTTTGGCTATACTCTGTTTTATGATGCCGTGGATGACCGATTGCAGCGTGTTAAGCATGTCCCGCCATTGGGTGCGCTCCTGACTACCAAGAAGGCCCGCAGGTGGGCTATTGGCGCAGCTATGGGCATCTGCGTTGGGACTAAGGGTGCTTTCTTGAACAAGTCTGGCGTGCTATATCTGCCGCTAGACGATATTGATGCAGCGTGGGTTAGAGTATGAAAAACAATCTTCCGTATAATGTTCTGCGCAATCCAAATGATTGGAGCAATGTTCCCCGCGTTGAGACGGTTGCTCTCTTTTTTACATCAACTTTTGGCGTAAGTGCGGCAACAGCTACATTCCTTGCAACTCTTACAATTTCCCAAGTCACCTCATGGGCTATCTCAGCCCTCGCACCCAAGCCTGACTTTTCCTCATTTGGATCGCAGGGAACGCTGGTCAATGCGCGGGATGCTGCTGCGCCTGCTGACTTTGTTTACGGCGAGGTGCGCAAGGGCGGCATTGTTACGTTTTATGAGTCAACCGGCGATAAGAATAAGTACCTACACCAGATCATCGCTCTTGCCGGGCATGAAGTTGCTGAGATTGGCGACATCTACATCAACGATCAGGTGGCGACATGGGACGCCAACACAGGGCTGGTTAGCACCGCAGGTTCCGGTGATGAGCAGGTTGATTGGGATGGCAAGATTAGGATTAGGAAGCACCTTGGCAACCAGTCAACGGTAGATGGCGACTTGGAATCGGAGACTTCCGTTGACAGTAGTTTTGTCGGTAACGGCATTGCTTACCTCTATGTGCGCTATGAATATGATGCCACTGTTTTTGCTAGTGGCGTGCCGCTCATTACTGCAAAGGTTAAGGGTAAGAAGGTTTACGACCCTCGCACTGGCGTCACCGCTTACAGCAACAATGCTGCGCTTTGCATCCGCGATTACATCACAAGCGACTATGGCCTGAATGACAGCGCGATTGATGATGTGGTGTTTTCCGCCGCTGCAAACGAGAGCGATGAGAATGTAAGTCTCAGCGGGTCTGGTACAGAAAAGCGGTACACGATCAACGGCATTGTGAAGGCGAGTTCACCGACGGGCAAGGTGCTGGGCCAAATGTCCACGGCTTGTGCTGGCACGCTGTTCTGGGGTTCTGGTTACTGGAAGCTAAAGGTCGGCGCTTACACGGCTCCTGTTAAGACATTGACGCTGGATGACCTGCGTGGGCCTATCAACGTGAACACGCGATCCAGTATGCGTGACAGCTTCAATGGCGTGACAGGCACATTCAACAACGCTAATGACGACTTCATCACTGCTGACTATCCGGCGATCAAGAGCAGCGTATTTCAGACTGAAGATGGCGGCGATGAAATCCTGCTAGACTTGCCCCTGCCATTTACAACAAGCGCAGCCACAGCCCAGCGCATTGCTAAGATGACGCTTTATCGTGGTCGTGAGCAGATGACGATCAGCGCAGACTTTGGGCTTGAGGCGTTCAATGTGGAAGTTGGCGACATCATTGCTTTCACCAATGAGCGTTATGGCTTCGATGAAAAGGAGTTTGAGGTTGTCGGCTGGAAGTTTGAGTCCAACCAAGATGCGGGCGATCTGCGGGTCAATCTTACTCTGCAAGAGACATCCGCTGCTGCATTTGACTGGAACGCTGAAGAGTCCGACATCATTGGTAACAACAGCAACCTGCCTGTTGCTAATGCAGGGTTGGCGATTACTAATCTTACCGCCTCTGACGCTACGCAGTTGCAGGGCGATGGCACAACGATAAACTCAGCCATTCTTAATTGGGATAACGCTGCGAGTGCGTTCTTGTCTTACTATGATGTTGAATGGAAAAAGACATCTGACAGCACATATGCCAGCACAACCACAACTGAGAGCAGCATTGAGATCGCCCCTCTTGTTGATGGCGTTGAATACACGTTCAGGGTTCGGTCTGTTGGCGTAAACGGTGCGACTGGTTCTTATGCTACAGTTACGCTGACATCTGGCGGCGATACGACTGCGCCGGGTGTTCCGACCAGCGTTTCTGCTGATGGTGGATTTCGCTACATTACGGTGTCTTGGACAAACCCCGCTGATACAGACTTGAACTTTGTTGAGGTCTGGGAAAACGACACGAACAATTCTGGCAGCGCTACGCTGGTTGGGACATCAGCGGGCAGTGAGTTCATTCGTTCTAATCTTGGCATTCAGGTTACTAAGTATTACTTCCTGCGGGCTGTAGACTATAGCGGCAACACCTCTGCTTTCACGTCTGGCGTGTCTGGTACAACCACCTTTATCGACGATCCTGACTTTGAGAATGGTGTTTATAGCCTGTTCACGGAGCAGGGTCTTTATGCGATTGAAGATGTTACCTCGCTGCCTGCTTCTGGTGACTTTACAGGTCAGAAGGTGTTTAACCGCACAGATGGAAAGCTGTATCAGTGGACGGGTTCTGCTTGGGAGCAAGTTGTTGGTGGTGCTGAGAGTTTTAGCGACTTGCAGGGGAGCATTGCTCAGTCTCAAATACCCAATGGTGTTATTGACACAGCGCAGATCGCCGATGATGCGATTGAGGCTGGTAAGATTAGCGCAAATGCTGTCGGTGCAAATGCTATCGCCGCAAACAGTATTTACGGTGCTGCTATCCAAGGTGGTGTTATTACTGGCGACAAGATCACAGCCAACACGATCACAGGTGGGCTGCTTGCTACATCTGGTGTTATCACTAACTCAGCACAGATCAATGATGCTGTTATTAGTAGCGCTAAGATCGACAACCTTGCTGTAACTACGATTAAAATCGCAGATCAGGCTGTTTCTAATACTGCTGTTGATGAGTCCTCTCTTGGCGCTTCACTCGCTACTTATAGGACGGTCTCAAGTGTTACATTATCAACCACTGTGGGGAACCAAATTATTATTTGGTCTGCTGGGCAAATCGTATTTGGTAATGAGGGTCAAGGAACCTTCTCTGGGGCAAATGCAAGATTGCTACAAGGATCAACAATCTTGGAAACGTATCCATTCGTTGTTCCGTACTCAGCTAGAGAAACAAAAGCCGTACCCTGCGTAATCGCAACCACAACAGCAACTTCCACCTCAACCACGATCCATGTTCAAATTGGGAACGCTGGCCCCGGCGATGCCACGCTTGAACCAACTATGCTGCTGGTCGTTACGGAGTTGAAGAAATGATGTATCAATACTCACGCTATAATTTGGTGACAGGTCGCTTCACTGGCCGTGGCAAAAACTCAGACCAAGCAAATGTGACTGCCAGAGAGGGCGAGGGCTTGATTGAGGGCCACTACGATCACAGCACGCAAATGGTTGTTGATGGTGCTGTAGCGGACATTCCTGCAAGCACGATTGAACAAGAAGAGATCGACCGGGCTTGGATTGACTTGCGTGGGTCACGAGATCGCCTGCTGACTTCTTCCGACTGGACCCAAGTGCCTGATGCACCCGTAGATCAGGCTGCATGGGCGACCTACCGCCAAGCCTTGCGGGATTTGCCTGCCAACACGACTGACCCGCGCGATGTAGTCTGGCCCACAAGGCCGTAAGGATTGCGGTGTTGAGCAAAATCGTTTAATATACGCTTGCATGTAAATCTCGGAGACTTCTAGCATGGCTTTTCTTGACAACCGAGTGTTCGATAACGGCTTGACCGTGCTGGACACTGAGGCAAACGTAATTCACGTCACTTCGCAAGAGGCGACAACTTACGCTGACGCAACGTCCACAAGCACACTGGGCAACAGCACATCGCTTTCTATTGGCGCGCCTGCTGACCGCTCTGGTGGTGGTCGTGAGGTTACTGTTGCAGCTATCACAGATGGCAGCATCACAGCGACTGGCACAGCCACGCACTATGCGCTGGTGGATACAGCGAACAGCCGCTTGCTCGTGACTGGCGCTTTGACTGCATCTCAGTCGGTGACTGACGGCAACACGTTCTCGCTGGCCTCATTCAAGATCGGTATTCCTGACCCTGCTTAATAGGGTCTTTGTTTACTGAACTAAATTGAGGTGAGAATATGGTGACGCTTGTCAATCGCGCGAAAATGTCTACGGCGACAACTGGGACTGGCACCGTCACCCTCAACTCAGCGGAGGCGGGTTATCAATCATTCGCTGACGCAGGTGTATCTGACGGTCAAACCGTCCGTTACGTCATTGAAGATGGCAATGCGTGGGAGATTGGTACGGGTGTCTATACGACTTCCGGCACCACTCTCTCTCGTAGCCTCACAGAAAGCAGCACAGGCTCCCTGTTAAGCCTCTCTGGCTCTGCTTATGTGTTTATCAGCCCAGCGGCTAAAGACTTGCAGATTGTGCATGTTTATTCCGCCACGGGTGATCTGCCTTCCGCTACTGACAATCACGGCATGATTGCTCATGTTCATGGCGAGGGCGCTATGTTCTTCGCCCATGCTGGTTCGTGGGTTGAGTTGGCTAACGCTGCGGATGTCCCTGTCGTTGGCACGGATGCGCAGGCGTATGACGCAAACCTGACATCCTTTGTTTCTGCCTTCACGCTACCCACCACTGACGGCACGGTAGATCAGGTTATCAAGACTGACGGCAGCGGCAATCTGACGTTTGTCGATCAGGCAAGCGGTGGCGGCGGATCGTTTGATGCGATCAACGTGGCGGGCCGTGTCATTTCATCTAACACAACTATCAGTTCGACCCAGAGCGCCCTTAGCGTTGGCCCTGTTGAGGTTGCTGATGGTGTAACTGTCACTGTCGCCACAGGCGGAAGGTATCTCGTGCTATGACCCAGATCAAAGTTGATAACATCGCTGATGCGGCTGGTACGGGTGCACCTGACTTTTCGGATGGGTTGACGGTTGCTGGCTCCGCCTTGAGCACTTTGAATACTGCTGAGTACTATTCAAGCGCCACTGAGCCTGCCAGCCCTAAGAATGGGGCTATCTGGTGGGATACAGCCAACGAAAAAGTGATGGTGTATATTGCTGGCGAGTTTAAGGAAGTTGAACTTGGGGCTGCTGCTCCTATTTCTGCTCCCTCATGGACCTTTAACACTGCTGACCTTTCACTAGACTCCAACCCACTCGCAGTGGGGGGTCAAGAAGGAAGCCCCTATTCCGTAGCGGTCAGTACAGATGGAAGTAAGATGTTCTTGGTTGGCGTTAGCAGCGATAGTGTTTTTCAATACAGTCTTTCAACAGCCTTTGATACTACCACAGCTACTTACGATAATGTATCGTTCAGTTTGTCCTCACAATCCACCCAGCCTGCCAACATTAAATTTAACCCTGATGGCACTAAGATGTTTATAGCAGACATCTCTACCAATAGTATCTATCAGTACAGCTTATCCACAGCATTTGATGCCAGTACAATTTCTTATGACAACGTAAGTTTCTCTGCTGCCTCTCAAGAAACATACCTGATGGCTTTGTATTTTACCTTTGATGGAACTAAGATGTATGCTGGGGGGAGAGATTCGGACCGAGTATATCAATACTCTTTATCCACAGCTTTTGACGTAAGCACAGCATCATATGACAATGTTAGTCTTGATATATCCGCCAAAGAGGCATCCTTAACTAGCATATTTTTTGATACTGCGGGTGATAAGTTATTTATACTGGGCTTTAATTCCGATAGCTTGCATCAATATAATTTATCTTCGGCTTATGATCTTACAACTGCTACGTTTTCTAGCACACTAGCCACACCTGCTGGAGCCCTAGGTGCTAGTGTAAGTTATGATGGGACAAAAGTGTATATTGGGAACACTGCTAGCCCTGATTTCATCTACCAATACAGCACAGGATTATGATCTATGAGCGACCTTGAGATCAAAAAGATTACTGACCGTGCTGGCACGGGTAGCCCTAACTTCACCAACGGTGTGAAGGTATCTGGCGTTGATAGTGGTTTGTTGGCCCCTACACGCACAGAAGGTGAAACGCAGCCAGAGGCCGCTGCAAACGGTGATACGTTCTACGACACTGCCAACGACACATATGACGTTTACATCAACGATGAGTGGAAGCGTGTGATTGGTGAGGGCGGTGGCGCTGCAAGCTGGACTGTAGATTTGTCCAATGTGACTTATGATAATGTTAGCCTTGATGTAGGCAGTCAGGATGCGAATCCCCAAGGCATGGCTTTCAATACTGACGGTACTAAGATGTATTTAGCTGGTGCCTCAGATGAAAATGTATACCAATACAGCTTGTCCACAGCTTTTGACTTAAGCGCAGCCTCATATGACAGTGTTAGCTTCAGCATAGTTAGTCAGGATAATTTTATCCGAGAGATAGCTTTCAACTCTGACGGTACTAAGATGTATATAATTGGTACTGACAGCGACAGCGTATATCAATATAGTTTGTCTACAGGTTTTGACCTAAGCACAGCTTCATATGATAGTGTTAGCTTCAGCATAGCTAGTCAAGAAACTAATACCTATGGCATAACCTTTAACACTGACGGTACTAAGATGTATGTGGTTGGCATCTCTAGCGACAGCGTACATCAATATAGTTTGTCTACAGGTTTTGACCTAAGCACAGCTTCATACGACAGTGTCAGCTTTAGTGTATCTAGTCAGGATACTCTTCCCGCTAGCGTAACCTTTAACACTGACGGTACTAAGATGTACATGGTTGGTCTTTCCAACGACACTGTCTTTCAATATAGTTTGTCTACAGGCTTTGATGTAAGCACAGCTTCATATGATAGTGTTAGCTTTAGTGTAGCTAGTCAGAATACTCTTCCCGTTGGCCTAACATTTAGCCATGATGGCACTAAGATGTACATAGTCGGCAATTCAGGCGACACCCTCTACCAATACAGCACAGGATTATAACCGATGAGTACACTCAAGACAGATGAACTTATCAACGGTGGCTCTGCGGTTGACTTGCCAAACGGTGCATTTCAGATCGGCGGCAACGGTATCCTGCAAGGGTACACTGAGAGCGCCACTGAGCCTACATCGCCAGCTACGGGTGACTTCTGGTGGGATACCGCCAACGAGGTGCTGTACCAGTATTTGAACGGTGAGTTTAAGGAGATTGGGATTGTTCCTTCAGGCTGGACTGTAGATTTATCCAATGTGACTTATGATAATGTTAGTTTTAGTATAGCTAGTCAGGAAACTAGTCCCAGAGATATAGCTTTCAACACTGACGGAACTAAGATGTACATAGCTGGAAGCAGTAATGACAGTGTATACCAGTACAGCTTGTCGACAGGTTTTGACATAAGCACCGCTTCTTATGATAGCGTTCTCTTTGGTGTAGGCAGTCAGGAAACTAGCCACTCTGGTCTAGCTTTCAACACTGACGGAACTAAGATGTACATAGCTGGAAGCAGTAATGACAGTGTATACCAGTACAGCTTGTCGACAGGATTTGATCTAAGCACTGCTTCTTATGATAGCGTTAGCCTTAGTGTAGCTAGTCAGGATGGTACCCCCAATGGCCTAGTTTTCAACACTGACGGTACTAAGATGTATGTGGTTGGCAACTCTAGCAACACCGTATACCAATACAGCTTGTCTACAGGATTTGACCTGAGCACTGCTTCTTATGATAGCGTTAGCTTTAGTGTAAGTGGTCAGGAGACTGGCCCTTATGTCCTAGATTTCAACCCTGACGGCACTCAGATGTTCATAGTTGGTATTGTCACTGACAGCATATACCAATACAGCTTGTCTACAGGATTTGACCTGAGCACTGCTTCTTATGATAGCGTTAGCTTTAGTGTAAGTGGTCAGGAGACTGTTCCCATTGGCTTAGCTTTCAGCGCTGATGGTACTAAGATGTTCATAAGTGGCAATATTGGCGACGCTATCTACCAATACTCCACTGGCCTCTAACACCACACCCTAACGAAAGGATCAGCAATGATTATCAAATACCTAATGCACCGCACGGGTCGTGGCGAGTCCATGAAGGCCCCAGAGTGGATCGAAGATGGCGGTTACTTTTACAATCCAGTTACGCACGAATTGATCGGCTGGTCGCCAGACCTGAATGATCGCAAGTACTATGTGCCTGACACTGTTGAGACGTACACTCTCGCGGAGTTGGTGACATATGTGCAAGGCTTACACGCAGATCGGCCAATGACCGACGAAGACGGTAACAACCTCACTGACGCTGAGGTCGAGACCCGTGTAAACGAATGGTTTGCTCTACGAGGTAACTGATAGATGCTTGGTTTTAGCCCACTAGCTTCGGCCCCATTAGGGGATGATGGTGCAGAACGTATCGTTGAGATTTCAGCGGTAGATATTACTACGTCTGCACCTTCTGTGGAGCAGGCAGGCTTTAGCCAAACGCAAGTGATGGGTGCTGCACCTGTAGAGACGCAGGCACCTGTTGCTGACAATGTTGTCATGGACGTTGAGCATGTGCTTGCCGCTGATGGCATCCTGACGGGAATCCCAGACATTGCAGACGCTGTTGCGAACCTGACGGCTGTCCTCTCTGTCGCCAACCTCGACACAGGACCACCTACAGTTGGTGGTGCTGCTGTAAGTCAGGTTCACGTCACATCTACGAATGACCTGACTACCGGTGCTGTCGATCTTCCAGACGCCAATATGGCTGAAGATGAGACGTTCACCACAAGCAGCATCT